ATGCTGGAACAAATGGGCATTGCCGCGAAGCAAGCCTCGTATAAATTAGCGCAACTCTCCAGCCGCGAAAAAAATCGCGTGCTGGAAAAAATCGCCGATGAACTGGAAGCACAAAGCGAAATCATCCTCAACGCTAACGCCCAGGATGTTGCTGACGCGCGTGCCAATGGCCTTGGCGAAGCGATGCTTGACCGTCTGGCACTGACGCCCGCACGGCTGAAAGGCATTGCCGATGATGTGCGCCAGGTGTGTAACCTCGCCGATCCGGTGGGGCAGGTAATCGATGGCAGCGTACTGGACAGCGGCCTGCGTCTTGAGCGTCGTCGCGTACCGCTGGGGGTTATTGGCGTGATTTATGAAGCGCGCCCGAACGTGACGGTTGATGTCGCTTCGCTGTGCCTGAAAACCGGTAATGCGGTGATCCTGCGCGGTGGCAAAGAAACGTGTCGCACTAACGCTGCAACGGTGGCGGTGATTCAGGACGCCCTGAAATCCTGCGGCTTACCGGCGGGTGCCGTGCAGGCGATTGATAATCCTGACCGTGCGCTGGTCAGTGAAATGCTGCGTATGGATAAATACATCGACATGCTGATCCCGCGTGGTGGCGCTGGTTTGCATAAACTGTGCCGTGAACAGTCGACAATCCCGGTGATCACAGGTGGTATAGGCGTATGCCATATTTACGTTGATGAAAGTGTAGAGATCGCTGAAGCATTAAAAGTGATCGTCAACGCGAAAACTCAGCGTCCGAGCACATGTAATACGGTTGAAACGTTGCTGGTGAATAAAAACATCGCCGATAGCTTCCTGCCCGCATTAAGCAAACAAATGGCGGAAAGCGGCGTGACATTACACGCAGATGCAGCTGCACTGGCGCAGTTGCAGGCAGGCCCTGCGAAGGTGGTTGCTGTTAAAGCCGAAGAGTATGACGATGAGTTTCTGTCATTAGATTTGAACGTCAAAATCGTCAGCGATCTTGACGATGCCATCGCCCATATTCGTGAACACGGCACACAACACTCCGATGCGATCCTGACCCGCGATATGCGCAACGCCCAGCGTTTTGTTAACGAAGTGGATTCGTCCGCTGTTTACGTTAACGCCTCTACGCGTTTTACCGACGGCGGCCAGTTTGGTCTGGGTGCGGAAGTGGCGGTAAGCACACAAAAACTCCACGCGCGTGGCCCAATGGGGCTGGAAGCACTGACCACTTACAAGTGGATCGGCATTGGTGATTACACCATTCGTGCGTAAATAAAACCGGGTGATGCAAAAGTAGCCATTTGATTCACAAGGCCATTGACGCATCGCCCGGTTAGTTTTAACCTTGTCCACCGTGATTCACGTTCGTGAACATGTCCTTTCAGGGCCGATATAGCTCAGTTGGTAGAGCAGCGCATTCGTAATGCGAAGGTCGTAGGTTCGACTCCTATTATCGGCACCATTTAAATCAATAAGTTACACATCATTAGTACCTTCCTTATTTTTTGACTGGGACAAATTTGGGACCGATGGGTTCAGGATCGAGTCTATTTGCCGTGCGTGTTCGGTAAGGTGATTAGGTGCAAGGTGAGCATATCGACGAACCATTTCGATAGACTCCCACCCTCCCATTTCCTGTAACACTGACAACGGGACTCCGGCTTGAACCAGCCAACTTGCCCAGGTGTGTCTCAAGTCGTGAAATCTGAAATCATCAATACCAGCCCGTCTCAGCGCCGCTTTCCAGGCTGTGTTTGCGTCATACCGCATCTTCCTTACTGTTGGCGCTTTCGTTCCGTCTGGTTTGGTACAGCTTTCCTTGTACACAAATACCCAACGGTGATGATTACCGATTTGTTTTTTCAATACGCGACATGCAGTATCATTCAGCGCAACGCCAATTGCGCGGTTTGATTTACTCTCTTCCGGGTTTATCCATGCCACCCGGCGCTGCATATCTATTTGTTGCCATTCAAGGTTGATGATGTTCGAGCGTCTTAAGCCTGTTGCCAGTGCAAATTCAACAACAGACTTTAATGGCTCCGGACATTCATCAATCAGCCTTTGTGCTTCATGGGGCTCCAGCCAGCGGATCCGTTTATTCTTTGGTTGAGGCACTTTAATAATTGGTGCCTTATCGAGCATTTTCCATTCACGCTCTGCGGCTCTTAGCAGGGCCTTTATAAATGAAAGATGCGTAGCCTTCGTTGCAACGGACGCTGGTTTTGGCGTGTATTCTGGAACAGGTTTCCCTTTTTTTCTGCATGCTTCTGCCCTGAGTTTCCAGTTTTCCTCATGACGCCGGTTCGTCATTTTCTGCATTGCTGAATAAATTTTTGATTCAGTAATGTCTCTTAGTTGCATTCCTGCGAAATGTTGAAGCCAGAATCCGATCCGGCTTTTGTCATCGTCCAGTGATTTTTTATGTGCTTTCTCTTCAAGCCACCTGACACACGCTTCCTCGAACGTTATATCAGGTATTTCACCAAGTTTGCTGACCCGCCATGCTTCAGCCTTTAGCTTGTCATGGAGTTCTGTCGCCTGCCTTTTGTCCTTTGTTCCAAGAGACTGTTTAAATCTTTTACCGTTCGGCAATGTGAAACTGGCGTACCATATTTCACCTCTGCGGAAGAGTGACATTTTCTTTCCTCTGTTATGCCATCACCCGCGCTCACCTTGATAGTATGCAGCGGAGACTGAAGCGCCGCAATGCAGGCTTGTCGCGTTGTGAGGTAAGGAGATTTTGGTTTAGTGGGGTCTTTGCGTGTTGCCTGTAGGCGGCCTGTTCGTATCCAGTTGGTAGCGGTAGGTCTGGATATCTTGAGAAACTGACAGGCCTCATCGAGTGTGAGGCTGTATGATTCCATGGTTACCTCTGCTTTTTGAACGCATGTCACGTAACTTCTTAATGTGTTCTGCCGTTTCGATCTCTTCTGCTATCCGATCTGCATCAGCTTTATTCACAGGTTCAAAGTCATGATTAAAGCGGAACATGCTGGCGATACATGTTCTGCCTTTTCGGATGTAGTGAACTTTGTTGTGGGTAGAACGCAGGATTTTGCAGGGAGTGCCGTGGTGGTCGACGTACCAGGTGTTAGGAAAAATGATTCTGAACATTTTTACACCTCAGTTGGACGATGTTGAAATTTGCTGCTTTGAGGCCATCACAATCCCCATTGTTTGTTCTTAAGTTCGATCTCCTCCTGGCAACTTGCACAAGTCCGACAACCCTGAACGACCAGGCGTCTTCGTTCATCTATGGGATCGCCACACTCACAACAATGAGTGGCAGATATAGCCTGGTGGTTCAGACGACGCATTTTTATTGCTGTATTGCGCTGTAATTCTTCGATTTCTGATGCTGAATCAATGATGTCTGCCATCTTCCATTAATCCCTGAATTGTTGGTTAATACGCTTGAGGGTGAATGCGAATAATAAAAAAGGAGCCTGTAGCTCCCTGATGATTTTGCTTTTCATGTTCACCGTTCCTTAAAGACGCCGTTTAACATGCCGATTGCCAGACTTAAGTGAGTCGGTGTGAATCCCATCAGCGTTACCGTTTCGCGGTGCTTCTTCAGTACGCTACGGCAAATGTCATCGACGTTTTTATCCGGAAACTGCTGTCTGGCTTTTTTGATTTCAGAATTAGCCTGACGGGCAATACTGCGAAGGGCGTTTTCTTGCTGAGGTGTCATTGAACAAGTCCCATGTCGGCAAGCATAAGCACACAGAATATGAAGCCCGCTGCCAGAAAAATGCATTCAGTGGTTGTCATACCTGGTCTCTCTCATCTGCTTCTGCTTTCGCCACCATCATTTCCAGCTTTTGTGAAAGGGATGTGGTTAACGTATGAAATTCTTCGTCTGTTTCTGCTGGTATTGGCACAAACCTGACTCCAATTTGAGCAAGGCTATGTGCCATCTCAATGCTCATTCTTAACTCAACAGGAGATGCTTTGTGCATACAGCCCCTCGTTTATTATTTATCTCCTCAGCCAGCCGCTGGGCTTTCAGTGGATTTTGGATAACAGAAAGGCCGGGAAATACCCAGCCTCGCTTTGTAACGGAGTAGACGAAAGTGATCGCACCTACCCGGATATTATCGTGAGGATGCTTCATCGCCATTGCTCCCCAAATACAAAACCAATTTCAGCCAGTGCCTCGTCCATTTTTTCGATGAACTCCGGCACCATCTCGTCAAAACTCGCCATGTAATTTTCATCCCGCTCAACCACGACATAATGCAGGCCTTCACGCTTCATTCGTGGGTCATAGTTGGCAAAGTACCAGGCATCTTTTCGCGTCACCCACATGCTGTACTGCACCTGGGCCATGTAAGCCGACTTTATGGCCTCGAAACCACCGAGCCGGAATTTCATGAAATCCCGGGAGGTAAACGGGCATTTCAGTTCAAGGCCGTTGCCGTCACTGCATAAACCATCGGGAGAGCAGGCGGTGCGCATACTTTCGTCGCGATAGATGAGCGGGGATTCAGTAACATTCACGCCGGAAGTGAACTCAAAGAGGGCTCTGGCGTCGTTCTCGTACTGTTTTCCCCAGGCCAGCGCCTTAGCGTTAACTTCCGGAGCCACACCGGTGCAAACCTCGGCAAGCAGGGTGTGGAAGTAGGACATTTTCATGTCAGGCCATTTCTTTCCGGAGCGGGGTTTTGCTATCACATTGTGAACTTCTGAAGCGGTGATGACGCCGAGCCGTAATTTGTGCCACGCATCATCCCCCTGTTCGACAGCTCTCACGTCGATCCCGGTACGCTGCAGGATAATGTCCGGTGTCATGCAGCCACCTTCTGTTCAGAGGCTTTCTGTTTCAGGAATCCAAGAGCTTTCACTGCTTCGGCCTGTGTCAGTTCTGACGATGCGCGAATGTCGCGGCGAAATATCTGGGAACAGAGCGGCAATAAGTCGTCATCCCATGTTTTGTCCAGGGCAATCAGCAGAGTGTTAATCTCCTGCATGGTTTCATCGTTAACCGGAGTGATGTCGCGTTCCGGCTGACGTTCTGCAGTGTATGCGGTATTTTCGACAATGCGCTCGGCTTCATCCTTGTCATAGATACCAGCAAATCCGAAGGCCAGACGGGCACACTGAATCATGGCTTTATGCCGTAACATCCGTTTGGGATGCGACTGCCACGGCCCCGTGATTTCTCTGCCTTCGCGAGTTTTGAATGGTTCGCGGCGGCATTCATCCATCCATTCGGTAACGCAGATCGGATGATTACGGTCCTTGCGGTAAATCCGGCATGTACAGGATTCATTGTCCTGCTCAAAGTCCATGCCATCAAACTGCTGGTTTTCATTGATGATGCGGGACCAGCCATCAACGCCCACCACCGGAACGATGCCGTTCTGCTTATCAGGGAAGGCGTAAATTTCTTTCGTCCACGGATTAAGGCCGTACTGGTTGGCGACGATCAACAATGCGATGAACTGCGCATCGCTGGCATCGCCTTTAAATGCTGTCTGGCGAAGAGTGGTGATCAGTTCCTGTGGGTCGACAGAATCCATGCCGACACGTTCAGCCAGCTTCCCAGCCAGCGTTGCGAGTGCTGTACTCATCCGTTTTATACCTCTGAATCAATATCAACCTGGTGGTGAGCAATGGTTTCAACCATGTACCGGATGTGTTCTGCCATGCGCTCCTGAAACTCAACATCGTCATCAAACGCACGGGTAATGGCTTTTTTGCTGGCCCCGTGACGTTGCAAATGATCGATGCAGAGTGATTCAAACAGGTGCTGGGGCAGACCTTTTTCCATGTCGTCTGCCAGTTCTGCCTCTTTCTCTTCACGGGCGATCTGCTGGTAGTGACGCGCCCAGCTCTGAGCCTCAAGACGATCCTGAATGTAATAAGCGTTCATGGCTGAACTCCTGAAAATGGCTGTGAAAATATCGCCCGCGAAATGCCAGGCTGATTAGGAAAACAGGAAAGGGGGTTAGTGAATGCTTTTGCTTGATCTCAGTTTCAGTATTAATATCCATTTTTTATAAGCGTCGACGGCCTCACGAAACATCTTTTCATCGCCAATAAAAGTGGCGATAGTGAATTTAGTCTGGATAGCCATAAGTGTTTGATCCATTTTTTGGGACTCCTGGCTGATTAAGTATGTCGATAAGGCGTTTCCATCCGTCACGTAATTTACGGGTGATTCGTTCAAGTAAAGATTCGGAAGGGCAGCCAGCAACAGGCCACCCTGCAATGGCATATTGCATGGTGTGCTCCTTATTTATACATAACGAAAAACGCCTCGAGAGAAGCGTTATTGGTATGCGGTAACGCCGCGCTCAGGCGGCTTTGATAGTCATATCATCTGAATCAAATATTCCTGATGTATCGATATCGGTAATTCTTATTCCTTCGCTACCATCCATTGGAGGCCATCCTTCCTGACCATTTCCATCATTCCAGTCGAACTCACACATAACACCATATGTATTTAAGTCGCTTGAAATTGCTATAAGCAGAGCATGTTGCGCCAGCATGGTTAATACAGCATTTAATACAGAGCCGTGTTTATTGAGTCGGTATTCAGAGTCTGACCAGAAATTATTAATCTGGTGAAGTTTTTCCTCTGTCATTACGTCATGGTCGATTTCAATTTCTATTGATGCTTTCCAGTCGTAATCAATGATGTATTTTTTGATGTTTGACATCTGTTCATATCCTCACAGATAAAAAATCGCCCTCACATTAGAGGGCAAAGAAGATTTCCAATAATCAGAACAAGTCGGTTCCTGTTTAGTTACGAGCGACATTGCTCCGTGTATTCACTCGTTGGAATGAATACACAGTGCAGTGTTTATTAGTATGCCTGTCTTTTAACCACATCAGGCTCGGTGGTTCTCGTGTACCCCTACAGCGAGAAATCGGATAAACTATTACAACCCCTACAGTTTGATGAGTATAGAAATGGATCTACTCGTTATTCTCGGACGAGTGTTCAGTAATGAACCTCTGGAGAGAACCATGTATATGATCGTTATCTGGGTTGGACTTCTGCTTTTAAGCCCAGATAACTGGCCTGAATATGTTAATGAGAGAATCGGTATTCCTCATGTGTGGCATGTTTTCGTCTTTGCTCTTGCATTTTCGCTAGCAATTAATGTGCATCGATTATCAGCTATTGCCAGCGCCAGATATAAGCGATTTAAGCTAAGAAAACGCATGAAGATGCAAAACGATAAAGTGCGATCAGTAATTCAAAACCTTACAGAAGAGCAATCTATGGTTTTGTGCGCAGCCCTTAATGAAGGCAGGAAGTATGTGGTTACATCAAAACAATTCCCATACATTAGTGAGTTGATTGAGCTTGGTGTGTTGAACAAAACTTTTTCCCGATGGAACGGGAAGCATATATTATTCCCTATTGAGGATATTTACTGGACTGAATTAGTTGCCAGCTATGATCCATATAATATTGAGATAAAGCCAAGGCCAATATCTAAGTAACTAGGTAAGAGGAATCGATTTTCCCTTAATTTTCTGGCGTCCACTGCATGTTATGCCGCGTTCGCCAGGCTTGCTGTACCATGTGCGCTGATTCTTGCGCTCAATACGTTGCAGGTTGCTTTCAATCTGTTCGTGGTATTCAGCCAGCACTGTAAGGTCTATCGGATTTAGTGCGCTTTCTACTCGTGATTTCGGTTTGCGATTCAGCGAGAGAATAGGGCGGTTAACTGGTTTTGCGCTTACCCCAACCAACAGGGGATTTGCTGCTTTCCATTGAGCCTGTTTCTCTGCGCGACGTTCGCGGCGGCGTGTTTGTGCATCCATCTGGATTCTCCTGTTAGTTAGCTTTGGTTGTGTGTGGGAGTCGTAGTCCTGAACGAAAACACCCCGCAATGGCACATTGGCTGCTAATCCGGATTCGCACTTCCGGCCAATGCTTCGTTTCGTATCACACACACCAAAGCCTTCTGCTTTGAATGCTGCCCTTCTTCAGGGCTTAATTTTTAAGAGCATCACCTTCATGGTGGTTAGTGCGTCCTGCTGATGTGCTTAGTATCACCGCTAGTGGTATTTGTGTCAACACCGCCAGAGATAATTTATCACCGCAGATGGTTATCTGTATGTTTTTTATATAGATTTATTTTTTGCAGGGTTGTGTGGCTTGGGAGGTGATCGAGAGATCAGAATTGCGTTGTTTAGTGAGTTGCACCTATTAATTTTAAAATAAATACAATTGGTTATGTGTTTTTAGGTGGGGCGATCGAGAGGCAAAGAAAACCCGGCTCGGTGGCCGGGTTGATGGGATTATCGTTTATTTCTTTGATGTTTCTTTGCAGACTCAGCTTGAGTGTTTCCATACCTGCGTTTACCGCTATTGTTTTTTCCTCTAGGCTTGCCTTTTTTTCGATCTTCCCACCAGTCAGGTGCCGGGTCTGGCTCAACATGTAAAGCATCGGCAAGTCCTGATATCAAGCTGTATGACTGAACTCCATCAATGTGCTCTGACAGTGATGGGGTAACATTCTGTCTTAGTGGATCAAGAATAAAATCAATACCTTTAATTCTGGCGTGTTTGGCGGCAGGCACAAAGTCTGAGTCCCCAGCAACAAGGACAATTACATCAACAAGTTTTTCATAAGCTAAAGTCGTGATATCCATCCCTAGCTTGATATCAACTTGTTTTTGTTTGATGTCATAGTAAAAATCATCATTTGTCAGTTCATCCCATTTTTTCGTTCCTTTCATCAGAGCATCAAGGGAGAATGTAGTTAGTTGCCATCGCTTATTATCAACAAGATTCCCTAATCTTAAGGCTGTTTTTCGAGTTTTTCTTAACTCTTCATGCAGCTCCGTTCTCAGAATATATGATTTTTCGAGTTTGAAATTCTTGCGACCAGGCGTCTTATTGCCAGGCTCAGGAAGTGGAAGGCGTGTTTGAATGTCGAGTGGTGGACAGTCATAGAAGTAAATTCTATAAAGCTCAAGCGGTTCCCTACGTTCTTGTGATTGACGTTTTCCATTAAGATGGGAAAGAACCATTGACCATATTACTTTCATTATGCATTGCGCAGTCAGTTCATGCTCGGCGAAGTGTTTACGATGCGTAGCATGAACACGCTGCATGAAAAAACCCGCATCAATTAAAATTGCTGCTTTCTTCATAAGAGTCCCAAAAAAATAGCCCAGAGCCGTTATGCAGATATTAACAATTGTCTGCGAACGGGGCTGGGCTTGGTTTAATTAATCTATGCCAAGTTGACTGTGCCGTCAACATAAAACTTACTTCCTATCACCCAAACGTCTCTTCAGGCCACTGACTAGCGATAACTTTCCCCACAACGGAACAACTCTCATTGCATGGGATCATTGGGTATTGTGGGTTTAGTGGCTGTAGAAACACCTGACCGCTATCCCTGATCAGTTTCTTGAAGGTAAACTCATCACCACCAAGTCTGGCTATACAGAAATCGCCTGGCTCAACAGCCTGCTCAGGGTCAACCAGAATTAACATCCCGTCAGGAAAGCTGGGCTTGGATCCTGTTGGTGCGGTCATGGAATTACCTTCAACCTCAAGCCAGAATGCAGAGCCACTGGCTTTTTTGGTTGTGCTTACCCATTTCTCCGCATCGCCTTTGGTAAAGGTTCTAAGCTCAGGCGAGAACATCCCGGCCTGAACATGAGAAAAAACAGGGTACTCATACTCACTTCTAAGTGACGGCTGCATACTAACCGCTTCATACATCTCGTAGATTTCTCTGGCGATTGAAGGGCTAAATTCTTCAACGCTAACGTTGAGAATTTTTGCAAGCAATGCGGCGTTATAAGCATTTAATGCATTGATGCCATTAAATAAAGCACCAACGCCTGACTGCCCCATCCCCATCTTGTCTGCGACAGATTCCTGGGATAAGCCAAGTTCATTTTTCTTTTTTTCATAAATAGCTTTAAGGCGACGTGCGTCCTCAAGCTGCTCTTGTGTTAATGGTTTCTTTTTTGCGCTCATACGTTAAATCTATCACCGCAAGGGATAAATATCTAACACCGTGCGTGTTGACTACTTTACCTCTGGCGGTGATAATGGTTGCATGTACTAAGGAGGTTGTATGGAACAACGCATAACCCTGAAAGATTATGCAATGCGCTTTGGGCAAACCAAGACAGCTAAAGATCTCGGCGTATATCAAAGCGCGATCAACAAGGCCATTCATGCAGGCCGAAAGATTTTTTTAACTATAAACGCTGATGGAAGCGTTTATGCGGAAGAGGTAAAGCCCTTCCCGAGTAACAAAAAAACAACAGCATAAATAACCCCGCTCTTACACATTCCAGCCCTGAAAAAGGGCATCCAATTAAACCACACCTATGGTGTATGCATTTATTTGCATACATTCAATCAATTGTTATCTAAGGAAATACTTACATATGGTTCGTGCAAACAAACGCAACGAGGCTCTACGAATCGAGAGTGCGTTGCTTAACAAAATCGCAATGCTTGGAACTGAGAAGACAGCGGAAGCTGTGGGAGTTGATAAGTCGCAGATCAGCAGGTGGAAGAGAGACTGGATTCCAAAGTTCTCAATGCTGCTTGCTGTTCTTGAATGGGGGGTCGTTGACGACGACATGGCTCGATTGGCGCGACAAGTTGCTGCGATTCTCACCAATAAAAAACGCCCGGCGGCAACCGAGCGTTCTGAACAAATCCAGATGGAGTTCTGAGGTCATTACTGGATCTATCAACAGGAGTCATTATGACAAATACAGCAAAAATACTCAACTTCGGCAGAGGTAACTTTGCCGGACAGGAGCGTAATGTGGCAGATCTCGATGATGGTTACGCCAGACTATCAAATATGCTGCTTGAGGCTTATTCGGGCGCAGATCTGACCAAGCGACAGTTTAAAGTGCTGCTTGCCATTCTGCGTAAAACCTATGGGTGGAATAAACCAATGGACAGAATCACCGATTCTCAACTTAGCGAGATTACAAAGTTACCTGTCAAACGGTGCAATGAAGCCAAGTTAGAACTCGTCAGAATGAATATTATCAAGCAGCAAGGCGGCATGTTTGGACCAAATAAAAACATCTCAGAATGGTGTATCCCTCAAAACGAGGGAAAATCCCCTAAAACGAGGGATAAAACATCCCTCAAATTGGGGGATTGCTATCCCTCAAAACAGGGGGACACAAAAGACACTATTACAAAAGAAAAAAGAAAAGATTATTCGTCCGAGAATTCTGGCGAATCCTCTGACCAGCCAGAAAACGATCTTTCTGTGGTTAAACCGGATGCTGCAATTCAGAGCGGCAGCAAGTGGGGAACAGCAGAAGACCTGACCGCCGCAGAGTGGATGTTTGACATGGTGAAGACCATCGCGCCATCAGCCAGAAAACCGAATTTTGCTGGGTGGGCTAACGATATCCGCCTGATGCGTGAACGTGACGGACGTAACCACCGCGATATGTGTGTGCTTTTCCGCTGGGCCTGCCAGGACAACTTCTGGTCCGGTAACGTGCTGAGTCCGGCCAAACTCCGCGACAAGTGGACCCAGCTCGAAATCAACCGTAACAAGCAACAGGCAGGCGTGACAGCCAGCAAACCAAAACTCGACCTGACAAACACTGACTGGATTTACGGGGTGGATTTATGAAAAACATCGCCGCACAGATGGTTAACTTTGACCGTGAGCAGATGCGCCGGATCGCCAACAACATGCCGGAACAGTACGACGAAAAGCCGCAGGTACAACAGGTAGCGCAGATCATCAATGGTGTGTTCAGCCAGTTACTGGCAACTTTCCCGGCGAGCCTGGCTAACCGTGACCAGAATGAACTGAACGAAATCCGCCGCCAGTGGGTTCTGGCTTTCCGGGAAAATGGGATCACCACGATGGAACAGGTTAACGCTGGAATGCGCGTAGCCCGTCGGCAGAATCGACCATTCCTGCCATCACCCGGGCAGTTTGTTGCCTGGTGCCGGGAAGAAGCATCCGTTACCGCCGGGCTGCCAAACGCCAGCGAGCTGGTTGATATGGTTTACGAGTATTGCCGGAAGCGAGGCCTGTATCCGGATGCGGAGTCTTATCCGTGGAAATCAAACGCGCACTACTGGCTGGTTACCAACCTGTATCAGAACATGCGGGCCAATGCGCTTACTGATGCGGAATTACGCCGTAAGGCCGCAGATGAGCTTGTCCATATGACTGCGAGAATTAACCGTGGTGAGGCGATCCCTGAACCAGTAAAACAACTTCCTGTCATGGGCGGTAGACCTCTAAATCGTGCACAGGCTCTGGCGAAGATCGCAGAAATCAAAGCTAAGTTCGGACTGAAAGGAGCAAGTGTATGACGGGCAAAGAGGCAATTATTCATTACCTGGGGACGCATAATAGCTTCTGTGCGCCGGACGTTGCCGCGCTAACAGGCGCAACAGTAACCAGCATAAATCAGGCCGCGGCTAAAATGGCACGGGCAGGTCTTCTGGTTATCGAAGGTAAGGTCTGGCGAACGGTGTATTACCGGTTTGCTACCAGGGAAGAACGGGAAGGAAAGATGAGCACGAACCTGATTTTTAAGGAGTGTCGCCAGAGTGCCGCGATGAAACGGGTATTGGCGGTATATGGAGTTAAAAGATGACCATCTACATCACTGAGCTAATAACAGGCCTGCTGGTAATCGCAGGCCTTTTTATTTGGGGGAGAGGGAAGTCATGAAAAAACTAACCTTTGAAATTCGATCTCCAGCACATCAGCAAAACGCTATTCACGCGGTACAGCAAATTCTTCCAGACCCAACCAAACCAATCGTAGTAACCATTCAGGAACGCAACCGCAGCTTAGACCAGAATCGAAAGCTTTGGGCTTGCCTTGGTGACGTCTCTCGTCAGGTTGAATGGCATGGTCGCTGGCTGGATGCAGAAAGCTGGAAGTGTGTGTTTACCGCAGCATTAAAGCAGCAGGATGTTGTTCCTAACCTTGCCGGGAATGGCTTTGTGGTAATAGGCCAGTCAACCAGCAGGATGCGTGTAAGCGAATTTGCGGAGCTATTAGAGCTTATACAGGCATTCGGTACAGAGCGTGGCGTTAAGTGGTCGGACGAAGCGCGACTGGCTCTCGAATGGAAAGCGCGATGGGGAGACAGGGCGGCATGAGACGACAGCGACGAAGTATCACCGACATCATCTGCGAAAACTGCAAATACCTTCCAACGAAACGCTCCAGAAATAAACGCAAGCCAATCCCAAAAGAATCTGACGTAAAAACCTTCAACTACACGGCTCACCTGTGGGATATCCGGTGGCTAAGACATCGTGCGAGGAATACAAGGTGATTGACCCAAATCGAAGTTACGAACAAGAAAGCGTCGAGCGGGCTTTAACGTGCGCTAATTGCGGTCAGAAGCTGCATGTGCTGGAAGTTCACGTGTGTGAGTACTGCTGTGCAGAGCTGATGAGCGATTCGAATAGCTCGATGCACGAGGAAGAAGATGATGGCTAAACCAGCGCGAAGACGATGTAAAAACGATGAATGTCGGGAATGGTTTCACCCTGCATTCGCTAATCAGTGGTGGTGCTCTCCAGAGTGTGGAACCAAGATAGCACTCGAACGACGAAGTAAAGAACGCGAAAAAGCGGAAAAAGCAGCAGAGAAGAAACGACGACGAGAGGAGCAGAAACAGAAAGATAAACTTAAGATTAGAAAACTCGCCTTAAAGCCCCGCAGTTACTGGATTAAACAAGCCCAACAAGCCGTAAACGCCTTCATCAGAGAAAGAGACCGCGACTTACCATGTATCTCTTGCGGAACGCTCACGTCTGCTCAGTGGGATGCCGGACATTACCGGACAACTGCTGCGGCACCTCAACTCCGATTTGATGAACGCAATATTCACAAGCAATGCGTGGTGTGCAACCAGCACAAAAGCGGAAATCTCGTTCCGTATCGCGTCGAACTGATTAGCCGCATCGGGCAGGAAGCAGTAGACGAAATCGAATCAAACCATAACCGCCATCGCTGGACTGTCGAAGAGTGCAGGGCCATCAAGGCGGAGTATCAGCAGAAACTCAAAGACCTGCGAAACAGCAGAAGTGAGGCCGCATGACGTTCTCAGTAAAAACCATTCCAGATCACAAGGGAGAAGGCGCATGGGCATAAGAGAACTAAACCTCACCAAAGAACAGCACGAGTGGCTGAATGGCTGGCTTGAACTGTGGGGCGCATGGGTTTATTCAGGTCGTCTGGAAAAGCGCATGAGCAGCGTAATAGCTAAGTTCATGGAGAGCGTAGAGCCGGGAAGAGTTATGACAAGGCCAATGTGTAATGATGATGATGGAATGTTGATTTCTCAGGTCGTCGATTCCGTCATGTACATTGACAAGAAAGCCTTTGGCATCCTCCTCAGCTACTACGCCCACGGCTCTTCCAAGCACGCCATTGCATCTTACTATCATCGCGTCGCAAGACCTCGCAAGATGTTATGCCGGGGCGGCGGGCGCATTCAAAAACCATCGCTCGCAACCTGTCGACGGGAAGTTGACGAAATCCTCAATGCCTCGTTGTTTATGATTTACCCGGTTCTGGATGGTGCGTTTAAAAACCGGAAACGTGTAGAGAAAATTAAACATGTAGCATAGAACGTGTTGACATCATTGAGCAAATGAGCAACACTATTCGCATAAGCTGCCGTTAGTGACTCTTAAGTTGCAACGGTGGCTTTTTTTATTTGGGTCAGTCGTATAAAGGTCATTACGGAAGGCTGTTAACCTTCTTATCGTGGTTCGAGTCCACGCTGTCCCGCCAAATATGCTGGTTTAGCTCCAATGGTAGAGCGGTCGCCTTGTAAGCGAATGGGTAGCGGTTCAAGTCCGTTAACCAGCACCATAACTGAGCCGTAGCCACTGGATGTCCTGAATTCATCAGTGATAGTTATGCTGCGGTCTTCTTTTTCTCCCTTCCCAATATAAGAACTACGCAATCCGTTACTGGCGGAGGCGTTGCTATGAAATCAATGGACAAAATCTCAACTGGCATTGCCTACGGAACATCCGCTGGTAGTGCGGGATACTGGTTTTTGCAGTGGTTGGATCAGGTCAGTCCATCACAGTGGGCTGCGATTGGGGTGCTTGGAAGCCTTGTGTTGGGCTTTCTCACCTATCTGACAAATCTGTACTTCAAAATCAGAGAAGACAGAAGAAAGGCTGCGAGAGGTGAATAATGCCTCCATCATTACGAAAAGCCGTTGCTGCGGCTATTGGTGGCGGGGCTATTGCTATAGCATCTGTGTTAATCACTGGCCCAAGTGGTAACGATGGTCTGGAAGGCGTCAGCTACATACCATATAAAGATATCGTTGGTGTATGGACTGTATGTTACGGGCATACCGGAAAAGACATTATGCTCGGTAAAACGTATACCGAAGCAGAATGCAAAGCCCTCCTGAATAAAGACCTTGCCACTGTCGCCAGACAAATTAACCCGTACATCAAAGTCGATATACCGGAAACAACGCGCGGCGCTCTTTACTCGTTCGTTTACAACGTTGGTGCTGGAAATTTCAGAACATCGACGCTTCTTCGCAAAATAAACCAGGGCGATATCAAAGGCGCATGTGATCAGCTACGGCGCTGGACATACGCTGGCGGTAAGCAATGGAAAGGGCTGATGACTCGCCGTGAGATTGAGCGTGAAGTCTGTTTGTGGGGGCAACAATGAGTAGAGTAACCGCGATTATCTCCGCTCTGGTTATCTGCATCATCGTCTGCCTGTCATGGGCTGTTAATCATTACCGTGATAACGCCATGACCTACAAAGAACAGCGCGATAAAGCCACATCCATCATCGCTGATATGCAGAAGCGTCAACGTGATGTAGCAGAACTCGACGCAAGATATACAAAGGAACTTGCTGATGCTAACGCGACTATCGAAAGTCTCCGTGCTGATGTTTCTGCTGGGCGTAAGCGCCTGCAAGTCGCCGCCACCTGTGCAAAGTCAACGACCGGAGCCAGCAGCATGGGCGATGGAGAAAGCCCAAGACTTACAGCAGATGCTGAACTCAATTATTACCGTCTCCGAAGTGGAATCGACAGGATAACCGCGCAGGTTAACTACTTGCAGGAATACATCAGGACGCAATGCCTTCGATGATAGCGATAATTTTACTCATCATCCTTCACATCTGGCTCTGTAGACAGGGTGGTGATCACTTCTGGAGTGAATCCAGATTAAACATCTCATTGCTGATGCTTGAAGTTGAGCATCTGGCGCGCGGTAAGGGGCTGCGTTGAGATAAGAGCCAGTTCATTACAAAGCCTATCTACGGGTGGGCTTGATAATGAAACCGGAATTTATTCTGGGCAACCAGTTACGGCAGTACAGCGAAACAACCCAAGCCAGTAAGTGGGGAAATAACACTGGCAGCCACTGAAAGATGAACCTCCAGCCTTATGGCAAAAAAGATTCTTTGTGGTGGCGGACTGATGGAAAGACATCGGTTATTGCAGAGGCTAATCCTGAGTAAAATGGTGGATCAATATTGGGCCGTTGGTGGAGATTAAGTGGACCACTTTTCATCCGTCGTTGATACGAAGAAAGACGTACTGTCGCATAACAAATCGGTGCAGGCGCACTGCCAGCAGAATGAATACCGGGCTTTGAAGTCGCGGCCTGAGTGAAGCATAAACAATAAAGCGAGGTTTTTTCATCATGAAAAAAGAAGGCCATGGGTTTATCTCGGTTGTTAACTCCATCTCAGAAGCTAAGAACTGGTTTGTGGAAAATGAAATACATAAGGAAGGCGATGTGCTAGAGCTGGTAGTTGTTAAAAGCAGCACTGAAGGTGAATCATGCACGCTTGATCTCAAGTTACAGACAGCTCAAAAATGATACGGGCTAATTGATGTATTGAATATTTCGAGCGTAAATTGATGTGACACATCAATTATTCTGGTGGATGAATTCATTATGATTTTTTCACACACCGGTATCGGAGCAAATCGATGCATCAAACTCTAGCCAACGCAACTTTTCAGGTCATTGCAGGGGATTCTCGTGGTAGTGGGTTCAGCTTTATGCGAGAAGATCTGGTCGTAACCAATTTTCATGTTGTCGCCGCCTGCTGTAACTTGCAGAATCTGCGTCAAATTAATCATGTTAACCTTCAGACTGAATCTAATGAGCATATAGAAGCTCAAATATTGTACATTGATGGTGACAACGACTTTGCGATTATGCGGTTGCAATCACCGCTTCCTGCCGGGAGAACAGTACTTCAACCATCCGTAGGATTTACTCCAACTCGAGGCAAAAAGTTAATCTTTGCCGGGTATCCGCATGGGCTGCCTCAATTGCTTACGAATGAAGGGATTATTTCCGCCCCTCTGGAAAGTGGGCGTTTTGCTCTTGATGGAATGGTTAATGGTGGAAATTCAGGCGGTCCAATTATTGACCGGGAAACGGGAGAAGCTGTAGGCATTGTTACTCAACGTCGATACATTCTGCCGCCTGATGCGCAGCAGCTCTCTAATGAAGTTGCTCAGCTTCGCGGCTATTTGGCGCAGGCAGCACAGCAAATGTCAGTGGAAGTCATGGGGGTTAACTTTGGACGAATGGCAGATATGTTCAGTCGCTCACTGCAAATGGTTAATGAAATGTTGAATCTTAATGCCAATCCTGGCATTGGGACTGGTTTCTCGTTAGAACCAATCGTAAATGCAGTTAATTCACTTCCTCAACATTGATCAAGCTGCGATTTAGTAAAAGACATAGGGCCACTGGCAAGTGCGAGTGGCTTTTCTATTGCCGTCAAATGGGTAGCATCATTGTAATGGCTTTAACTTTAGGTGCAGAATTATGGTAAAACCGGACTTGGATTCCGTTGAATAAGAATGGTGACCATAACACAGAGTCACCACAGATTATTTATCCGCGCGCTTCGCGACCAGGCTCATCTTCATTAACGCGATAACGCCAATATCGCTCAGGCTTAACCCAAACCACTTTATCACCGCTTACTTTGCGGAATTGGGTAATGACAGGTGTAGATAAAACAAGATTACCATCAGCATTTTCTTTCAGAAACTGCTCATTATCGAGTTTGACTAAATAATCAACTACGTCTTCCTGATACAGGCAACCGTCATATTCTAACTGAGCCATCATCCACTTCATCACGTCTGTAAGAGACAACTTGAGTGCGTTTGGGTTTACGGCTTTGGGTTGGTAGCAGTCAGTGATTCTTCTGGAAATCTGGCTCTTTCTTGCTTTCTTCCTGAAAACCACTGACACCAGTAATCACCAACAAAAACATCAAAGCTGTTTATGATTGGCTCCTGAATAGCCATCGCCGGGCCGCCTGAAACCAAATAAACAATGTCGCCGATTTTAAATTTAGGGGTACGTGGATTTTTTGACATAAAGCTTCCTTTTTAAGAGAGAGATACATGGCACTCACCGACAAACAAGAAATGTTCTGTCGCGAGTACCTCATCGATTTAAACGCCACGCAAGCGGCTATTCGGGCGGGGTACAGCGCTAAGACAGCTAACCGTACCGCATCCGAAAACCTGTCAAAACCTGACATCAAGTTAAGAATCGCCGAACTGAAAGCGCAACGCAATGATCTTGTTGGTATTAATGCAGAATATGTGCTTAATCGCCTTATTGAAATCGACCAGATGGATGTGCTTGACATTCTCCTGCAAAACGGTGAGCTAAAACCCATTAAAGACTGGCCTAAGGTATGGCGCACAACGCTATCAGGAATGGATGTCATGGAGATGGTATCCGCAGATAGCGCCGCACTTCTGAAGAAAATCAAATGGCCTGATAAGGTTAAAAACCTTGAGTTGCTTGGGCGTCATGTTTCTGTTCAGGCGTTTAAAGACAACGTCAAAAATGAAGTGACTGGCGCTGATGGAGGACCAGTCAGAACAGAAATTACCAACTTAACGCCGGAGCAGGCTGCAGAGGCGTATAGAAAAATGATGGGCTAAGTATGCCGTTACCATTCCCCTTCGATTTTAAAAATCCTGATTACCAGATGGTTTTTGAATGGCGGATGGAACGCTTACAGCGCATTCGCCAGAACCCTGAAATATTGCCAGCACTAAAACAGTTTTACCGAACCAACCCGGCTCAGTTCATCATCGACTGGGGCATGACAACGGACCCGCGTAATATTGATTATGGCCTGCCGGTGACCATTCCGTTTTTACTCTTCCCTAAGCAGGAGGAGTGGATCCACTGGATTATGGAACGCTGGGGCAATAGGGAGAATGGTATTACCGAAAAATCCCGTGAAATGGGGCTCAGTTGGACCGCGATCGGACTGGCCTGCTCGCTTTGTCTCTTCAACAAAGAAATGGTTATCGGTTTCGGCTCCCGTAAAGAGGAATACGTCGACAGCACCGGTGACCCGAAAGCATTGTTCTGGAAGGCGCGCAAGTTCGTGGAAACACTACCTGTAGAGTTTCGCGGTTCGTGGAGCGAGAAGAAGCACGCGCCATATATGCGTGTTGAGTTTCCTGAAACTGGTGCCGTTATCAAAGGCGAGGCTGGCGATAATATTGGTCGTGGTGACCGTACCACGCTTTATCTGGTTGATGAGGCTGCATTCCTTCAGCGTCCTCTGCTGATTGATGCGGCGTTGTCACAAACGACGCGTTGCCGTATCGACCTGAGTTCAGTTAACGGCATGGCTAACCCGTTCGCTCAGAAGCGTCATGGTGGGAAGATACCGGTATTCACATTCCACTGGCGGGATGATCCTCGCAAGGATGAAGAGTGGTATCGCAGGGAATGCGAGAAAATCGATAATCCGGTGGTGGTGGCACAGGAACTTGATCTGAACTACAGCGCATCAGCGGAAGGCGTCCTGATTCCATCCGAATGGGTACAGGCTGCCGTTGATGCGCATATCAGACTGGGTATCCAGCCAACAGGCAAACGACTTGGCGCGATGGATGTCGCTGATGAAGGCAGGGACAAAAATGCCTTTTCCACCCGTCATGGCTTCCTCCTGGAAAATGTGCGGGAATGGTCCGGTGTGGGCAGCGACATTTATCAGTCCGTCGAGAAGGTTTTCGGCTTTTGCGAACAGGACAACCTCGAAGAGTTTCGCTTTGACGAGGACGGGCTGGGCGCTGGCGTTCGCGGCGATGCACGCGCTATCAACGAACTGCGTAACGCTGCGCGTCGACCGTCAATACTTGCCACACCGTTTCGAGGTAGTGGCGCGGTATTTGATCCGGATGATGAAGCTGTTCGCGGGGACAACGGGCAAGCCGCACGTCTGAACAAGGACTTCTTCGCTAACGCCAAAGCCCAGAGCTGGTGGCGGTTACGTAAACTTTTTCAGAATACCTGGCGCGCCGTGGTTGAAGGTATGGCTTACAACCCGGACGAAATCATCTCAATCAGCAGTAGCATGGCACTCAAAGATAAACTCATCATCGAGCTTTCGCAGCCGACCTATTCCATTAATGGTGTGGGAAAAATAGTTATTGATAAACAGCCTGATGGAACCCGATCGCCAAACCTTGCCGACTCGGTGATGATCAACTATGCCCCAATGAATTCAGCCCTGAACATCTGGGAGCTGCTAGGGAGACAGGCCTGATGGCACGAAACAAACAAGCCCTGCGGCGAACTGCGCAGGCCACAGCTGATGGTTATGAGAATTTTATTGCCCGCGTAGGGATGCAGACAACTAACCAGCACTCAGCATCCACCTACCGGGCTAATTTCACCAGTCGTAACCGCATGCTGGTGGAATGGTCCTATCGTTCGTCCTGGATCATCGGCGAAGCGGTCGATGCTATCCCGGATGATATGACCCGCAAAGGCATTCGCATCACTTCGGAAATTGATGCAAAAGATCGCGGCATTCTCGAATCACAACTGGATGAGTTGCAAATCTGGGATGCGCTGAATGACGTGCTGAAATGGTCGCGCCTCTACGGCGGCGCGGTGGGTTTCATCATGATTGAGGGGCAGGCACCAATGACCCCGCTGCGACCCGAAACCATCGGTAAGGGCAAGTTTAAGGGGATTCTCCCGCTCGACCGCTGGATGATTGACCCGGTACTGACCCGCCGCATTAAAGATATGGGGCCGGACCTGGGTAAACCTGAGTTTTACGATGTGGTGACCACAGCAACGGGAATTCCTGCCTGGCGCATTCATCACAGTCGACTGATTCGCTTTGATGGCGTCACGCTGCCATTTCAGCAGAAGATGACCGAGAACGAATGGGGAATGTCGGTTGTAGAGCGTATCTGGGATCGTCTTACCGCGTTCGACAGCGCTACTGTCGGCGCGGCGCAGCTGGTCTACAAAGCGCATTTGCGTACCTACAGCGTGGAGAAGCTACGCGAGCTTATCGCACTTGGTGGTCCTGCGTATGAAGCGTTGCTGAAGAATATTGACCTGATTCGACAGTTCCAGAGCAATGAAGGCATGACTCTCATGGACTCGCGGGATAAGTTTGAAACCCATCAGTACAGCTTCAGTGGTCTGGATGACATCCTTTCACAGTTTGCAGAACAGATTAGTGGCGCTGTTGGTATCCCACTGGTGCGGTTGTTCGGACAGTCCCCGAAGGGATTTTCTACCGGCGATGCAGACCTTGCCAACTATTACGACCGGGTAAGCTCGTTGCAGGAGAGGCGTTTACGTCTTCCGGTGCGGCGGATACTGGACATCATGCATCGTTCGGAGCTTGGCAAGCCGCTGCCGGACGATTTCACGTTTGAGTTTAACCCGCTCTGGCAAATGTCTGATGTCGATCGCTCAACGGTGGCGTTAAACACTACCAACGCAATCAGTACAGCGCTGGGTGATGGTCTGATGACACTGAAAGCCGCTATGACTGATTTGCGAGAAAATTCTGACGTAACCGGCATCGGGGCATCCATTACCGACGAGGACATCGAGAATGCCGAAGATGAAGCGCCGCCCGGCATCGGCGAACCTGATGACGAACCGCAGGAACCGTCAGGCGGAAATCCGGTATCGAACCAGCCTACGCAGGATAGCGCGGGCGGTAGGGGACATCGTAAATGGTCACTACGATGGTTCAAATGACAGTATCACGGAAATTATTGAGGCGCTGGAACGCTACAGTGAAATCATCACCCCCTGGGCGACAAAGGTCGCGGAAAACTTTACCGCCGATATTGTGCGCAAGAATGATGAGCAGTGGCGTAAACACAGCAAAACCATCAGCCGTGAGCTACGCAATCTGGTAAACAGTGCCCCGCCAGGGCAGGTGATGAAATCCATCGTTGCTGAACAGGTTAAGTACATTAAATCGCTACCCCTCGAGGCGGCTGACAGGGTGTACGACATCCAGAATCGGGCGATTGAAGCTGTTGTGACCGGTGGGAGAGCGGAACATTTTGCTAAAGAAATAGCCGCATCGGGTGATATAGCAAAGTCCAGAGCTGACCTGATTGCCCGTACTGAACTTGGACGTGCAACCGGCGCGCTGGATCAGGCGCGTGCGCTGGCAATTGGTTCGAATGGTTATATCTGGCGTACAGCCGAAGATGGTGACGTCAGGCATTCTCATCGGGAAATGGAAGGTAAATTTGTCGAATGGGGCAAACCTCCAACGCTTGATGGCATGACCGGTCACGCTGGCGAGCTCCCGAATTGTCGCTGTTATAAAGAAATCGTTTTTCCCACCTCCCATTCTTATCCCGCCTGAATCGCAGGTAACACATGAAATATTTTTTCAATACCCGGCTGGGGGAAACCCGCTATCAGCTGGCTGACGGCTCGTTGCTGTGCAAAGACGTGCCGATAGGACGAACAGGTAAGCAGCTCTATGGTGCTGATGACCTGCCAAAACTGAAACCCGATAAGTTCGGTGAAATAGTCGTCACGCGTTCTCCTGAGCAGGTATTCCATCCCGCCACGCTTGCCTCATTCGAAGGAATGAGTATCACGGTGTTGCATCCCGAGGATGAAAACGGGGATGTGCGGCTGGTGAATCCAGAGAACTGGAAAGAGCTCGCGGTCGGGCATCTTCAGAATGTCCGGCGCGGGACGGGTGTGCAGTCTGATTTGATGCTGGCTGACCTTATCGTCAAAGACGAAAACGCCATTCAGCTGATCGAAGATGGCCTGCGCGAAGTGTCGTGTGGCTATGACGCGGAATATAAGCAGACTGAGCCGGGTAAGGCTGAGCAGGTTGATATTACCGGAAACCATGTGGCTCTTGTCCCTAAAGGCAGAGCCGGAAATCGTTGTGCAATTGGAGACAGAGACACAATGGCAAATCAAAAGAAAAGCTGGTGGACCCGCATGCGCACGGCCATCAAAACGGGTGACGCTGACACCATGAACGAACTGGTGGAGTCGGCTCCCGCATCGGTTACAGGAGATGAGGGGGATTTGCCGCAGGGCGTTAATCTCAACATCAACCTGTCCCCGCAGCAACCGCTACCGGACAAAGCACCAGAGATGGGCGGAGGTCCAACGGGCGACAGTGATGATGACCTCAAAACATTACTGAAAGCCCTGCTGGCTAAGCTGGAAGGAAATGCGACGGGCGATAACGACAATAAGCCTGACGATAATCCGACCGGTGACGGCGAGGACGATGAAGAGGAAACCACGATTACTGGTGACTCAGCCTGGCGTGCCGAAGTTATCGTTCCGGGTATTGATCTGAGCCGTAAGATGAAACCGACCGCGTTCAAACGTGAGGTTCTGGCTTCTGCTGACAAAACGCTGGTTCGCCAGATAGTCGGTGATGCGGATATCCGCAAATTGCCGAAACAATCAGTCGACATGGCGTTTAATGCCGTGTCTGAGATTGCCAAAGGGCGAAACACCCGCGCCACCACCGGCGATGCACAGCGCCCAAATATGGGCATGACCAGTATCGCTTCCCTGAACAAACAAAACGCTGAATTCTGGGCAAACCGTAAAGGGTAAAAAATGAATAATGTATTTCTGTACCGGATGCCTGTTGGCATTGCCGGGGCTGTCTCTCGCCCGCAGGACTTAACCGTCGAACCGGTGGTCCTTAAATCCGATAACGCCTTTGCTGCCTATGGGCTGGCTGGTAAATACGATGATGACGGTTTTTTCGTGCCGCTGGCAGATGGTGATACCGCAGACAAGGTGAAGGGGATCTATGTGCGCCCTTATCCGACCACTTCGCAGCCGGACATGGTTCGCCAGGTGGGGAGTGGCAAGAACTTCCCGGGCGACGCAATGAAGCGTGGCTACGTGACCGTTAATCTCGGTTCTGATTTTGATGCCAGCACCATCAAAAAAGGCGACCCGGTATACGTTGTCGTCTCCACTGATGAATCCATCAAAGTGCCGCTGGGTGGATTCATGGCCACGTCAGTCAGTGGCAAAAACGTGGTGCTGACCAACGCTGAATTCACAGGTGCCGGTGATGCTGACGGCAATGCAGAAATTTCCTGGAAGATTTAAGGAACAGACGAATGATTACTTTTGATCAGGCAACCGTTGACAGCTCTGGTGCCTTTCTCATCGGGGAGCTGGAGCGACTCGACCAGACGCTGAACCTGCCACTGGTGGGGTACACCTGGACCCGCGATATCCAACTGCGTGAAGATGTCTCCATCGCAGATGACATTTCCAGCTGGACGAATACCAGCTTCGCTGCTGCGGGTACTGGTGCAAATCCGAATGGCAAAAACTGGGTAGGCAAAGACTCAACCGCTATTGCTGGCGTAAACGTGGATATCGGCAAATCCGGTAACCCGCTGAACCTGTGGGGGATGGAACTTGGCTGGACGGTCATAGAATTGCAGGCTGCTCAGCAGGTCGGACGCCCGATCGATACGCAGAAGTATGACGGGATGCAACTGAAATGGCAGATGGATAACGATGAACAGGTGTATGTTGGCGATTCCGCATTAAACCTGAAAGGTCTTGTTACCCTGGACGGTGTGCCTGTCAACAACGCTGCCAAAACGTGGGCAACCTCAACACCGGACGAAATCCGCGCAAGCATTAACCAGGTGCTGTCTGATGCGTGGGCCGCTTCCGGTTACTCTGTGGTTCCGCGTGATTTGCTGATCCCGCCTGAGCAGTTTGCTCTGTTGTCCAGCATCATCGTTTCATCTGCGGGTAACCAGTCCCTGTTGACGTACCTTCAGACCAACACCATCAGCTATCACCAGAACGGTATTCCGCTGAATATCCGCGCGGTTAAATGGCTGAAAGGCCGTGGTGTGGGGAATAAGGATCGCATGGTTGCGTACACCAACGATAAAAAATACGTCCGCTACCCGCTGGTTCCGCTTCAGAGCGTGCCGGTGCAGTATCGCGGTCTGTATCAGATCGTCACTTACTACGGCAAGCTGGGTGCAGTCGAGCCAGTGTACAAAGAAACCATTTCGTACGTTGATGGCATTTAACAGCCACATGGCCCCCTGGCGGGGCCATTAAGGATGACCCGATGGCAAAAAATAATGCAGTAATACACGTACATACCCCGTTTGTGCTCACGCTTCCCGACGGTTCACGGCGCGAGTTTGTTAAAGGCCGTCATGCTGTGGAGGAAGACGTTGCCACGCACTGGTTCACTCGTGCGCACGCGGAAGTATCCGTTGGCAAAGCCACAGACGCGCGTAACGAGGTAAAAAATGCCAAAGAATCAAAGTCTGCCAGCGGTAAGTGATTTTCGCCGCGACTTCCCGCAGTTTGCTGACCCTGCCAAATATCCCGAAGCGCAAATCCAGTTTCGTCTGAATCTGGCCGATGAACTGCTGAGCGAAAACGTCACCGGCAAAAAGTTGTTTCCGTACTTTGCCGGGTTGTTCGTTGCGCACTACATGACGCTCTGGGCGGCAGACAGCCGGGCGATGCTGGCTGGTGGTTCGGGCGGTTCAACCAATGGTGTTCAGTCCTCAAAGTCCGTGGATAAGGTAAGCGTCAGTTATGACACCAGCGCGACGCTGAATCCTGATGCAGGTTTCTGGAATAACACCCGATATGGCGCTGAATTTTATCAGTTGATCACGATGTTCGGTGCAGGCGGTCGCCAGCTATGAGTTTCAAAAGCGGTGTAACAACGAGGGTGGATAACGCTAAGGCCATTCTGGATGCGCTCAGGTCGTTAACCAAAAAAGATGTGCTGGTCGGCATCCCTTCGGAAGACAGCGAGCGGGATGATGTTCCGTTTGGTAATGCGGGCATCGGTTACCTCAACGAATACGGCTCACCAGAGCAGAACATCCCGCCACGACCTCACCTGGCCCCCGGCGTTAAATCGGCAGAAGAGCAGACGGTGCCGCAGCTCAAAGCCGCGGCGCAGGCTGCACTGGATGGTAATGCTGCGGGAGCAGAAGGCGCACTCAACCGTGCCGGAACGCTGGCCGTTAATGGTGTCAGGCGTTACATGACCATTACCGGCTTTACGCCGCTTGCTGACAGTACTGTTGAAGCCCGGGCTCGTCGGGGGCGCAAGGGGGCAACACTGGAACTTGCCCGGCGTGCTGCTGGCGAATCTCCCGGAACCGATCTGGCGAAACCATTAATTGACACCGGGCAATATCGCAGAGCTATTACCCATGTAGTGAGGGATAAAGATGCCGACTCTTGATGTAACAGATGTGCTTTTTGACCCCGATTTTTGCGACTTCAATTTGTGGGTAACACGCCGAGTGCAAACGGTGGATGAGGACGGGATCGGCAGCGACAGCGAAGTTAAAAAGCAGTTTGCCGGAGTCGTAACTGTTGATCGCTCTCTGGAAAACCGCCGTATGCAGGCAGGGCAGGTAATCAGCGGTGCAATTCTGATTGTGACGACTGAGCGACTGACGCAGGGACAGACTGGCCGTGATGCCGATATCGTGACGTATCAGGGCCGTGATTATCGTGTGACCTTCGTCGACCCGTATACAGCTTATGGTGCCGGATTCGTTCAGGCGCATTGTGAGTTGCTGCCGTTTGATGGGGGAATTCCGGTTGAGCAATAACACCAGTACAGAGCGCGGATGGCTGATACCAACCAGTGGCGATCCGGATTATGACGAAGCGCTCGACAGGCTGTTAAGCCAGTGGATGCGTAACGTTTCCGGTCTGTCTGCCGGGATGGTTCGCCCGCGCTGGCAGAAAGAGCAGCCGCCACTGCTACCGGCTGAAACGAACTGGTGTGCGTTTGGGGTTATCGGATGGTCAGGTGATGACAGTCCGGCATTCACCAGACAGACCGATGATGGCTCTAAGCTCTGGCGGCATGAAACGATTGAGTGTATGGCTTCGTTTTATGGTCCGGCGGGGATGGTGTATGCGTCCCGGTTTCGTGACGGTATATCTGTACCGCAGAACAATGCAGCACTGAATGCGCTGGGGCTGTCTCTTGGCGATTACACAGGTCTGACCCCCTTCCCTGAACTTATTAATCAGCAATGGGTCCGCCGCTACGATATGACGGTGCGCCTGCGCCGGAAGGTTGTGCGCGAGTACGGTATTAAATCGCTGGTGGAAGCACCAGTCATCTTTTTCGGAGATTAAGCTATGGCACAGGGCTTGCCTGTATCAAACGTTGTTAATGTTGATGTGATCATGTCGCCGCGTGCAGCATCAGGGCGAAATTTTGGTGCATTACTCATTCTCGGCCCGTCCACAATCATTCCGGTAAGTGAGCGCATTCGCCGTTATTCTGCCGCGGAAGATATTGGAAAAGATTTTGGCGTGGAATCACCAGAATATAAGGCTGCGCAGGTGTTTTTCTCACAATCACCGAAACCTCAGGAGGTTTTTGTTGGTCGTTGGGTGAAAACGAAGGGTGACAGCGAACAGGCCACGCCTGAGACGCTGGAGCAGGCTGTGAATGCCATGCTCGATTATACTTCATGGTATGGGCTGGGGATTGCAGACGATGAAGATATTCCGGATGCAGACTGGCTGAAAGTGGCTGCGGCGATCGAATCCTCTTCTGTAAGCCGTATTCTGGCGATTACGACAAGCGATGATAAATGCCTGCAGACTGCATCCAGCGATGATTTGGCATCAAAACTGAAAACCGCCGGATATTCACGCAGTTTTATTCAGTATTCATCGGGTAATAAATACGCTGCGTTATCTGCATTTGGCCGGGTATTCACGGTTAATTTCAATGGCAGTAATACCGCGATTACGCTCAAGTTTAAGCAGGAGCCGGGTGTCGGGTATGAAACACTGACAGTCAGCCAGGCATCGGCACTTGATGCAAAAAACTGCAATGTATTCGTGTACTACCAGAATGATACGGCTATCCTCCAGCAGGGAGTGATGGCTAACGGCGATTTCTTTGATGAACGCCACGGCCTGGACTGGTTACAGAATTATGTGCAGACCAACCTCTATAACCTGCTTTATACCAGCACCACGAAAGTTCCCCAGACTGAAGCCGGTATTACCCGACTGTTATCAAATGTTGAAAAATCACTGGATCAGGCCGTTCAGAATGGACTGATTGCTCCGGGCGTATGGAACGGGGGCGACCTTGGTCAGTTGTCATCAGGTGACACACTGCCCAAAGGTTATTACGTATACGCCCAGCCGCTGGATGAACAGGCACAATCAGAACGTGAAGCCCGTAAGGCTCCGGTGATTCAGGCTGCAATAAAACTTGCAGGCGCGGTTCATTACGCTGACGTACAGATTAACGTTGTTCGCTAAGGGGAAGTGAATGTCTACCTATTCTTTTATGGATGTCACTGCGACGCTGACCGGCCCGACCGGTTCGATTGACCTCGGGTACGGTTCTGCAAGTTCTGAAGAGGGGATTGTGGTTGCGATGGGCGGTCCTAAAAACACCATGACCATCGGTGCTGATGGCGAAGTGATGCACAGTCTCCATGCAGATAAAAGCGGGACGATTACCGTTAACCTTCTGAAGACATCACCGACAAATAAAAAATTGTCGCTGGCGTATAACGCACAGAGCCAGTCTTCGGCCACATGGGGGAATAACGTTATTGTGATCCGAAACAAGGTCAGCGGCGACATCATCACGGCACGTAGTGTTGCGTTCCAGAAACAACCGGATAATGCCAACGCTAAAACCGGTAATACGATGCCGTGGGTGTTTGACTGCGGCAAGATTGACCAGGTTCTCGGGGAGTTTTAATACATGGAATTCGAAATCAAAGGCGTGAAATATCGCGCGGCAAAACTCAGCGTTTTTGATCAGCTGAAAGTGATCCGCAAACTTCTGCCGGTGCTGGCAGGAATGATGTCAGATTTCGGGAGCATTCGCTCCCGTTTGCCTGCTGATGGCAAAATCGACACCGTGAAATTCGAGCAGTTAAAACCGGTGTTTGAAACCATGCTCCCGCGTATCGCTGAGGAACTGTCTTCCCTGACCGAAGATGACACCAGTGCGATTATTCATCCCTGTCTTGCGGTGGTATCGCGGCGTCATATGGACGGATGGGTTCCGGTATTTACCCAGGGCGAACTGATGTTTGATGATATTGACTTGCTGGTCATGCTGCATCTGGTGGCGCGGGTGGTCGCCGATTCGCTGGGAAATTTTTTGCCTACACCCCTTACCAGCACGACGCAGAGCCTGCAACAGGGCTGACGTTTAACAGCCTGCCGGACGGGCTGTCTTACCTTCTCAATCCGGTTGACGCTGGGTTAATTCCTTATACAGCACTTAAAGATGGCTCTGTCGATTTGTACGACATTGCTCTCTTGAATGACCATCTGGCGGTAAAAGCGGATAACCAGCGGCGCATTGAGAAATGGAGAGAGGATAATGAACGCTGAAACTATTAAAGATTTCCTCGTCTCGCTTGGCTTCAGTGTGGATGATGCAGGAGCGAAAAAGTTCGGTTCTGTCCTCGCCGGTACAACTGCAAATGTCATCAAAATGGGACTGGCCGTTGAAGGAGCTGCGCTGTCCGTGGTGGCCTTCACGGCTAAGATCGCCTCCGGCCTGGATAATCTTTACTGGGCGTCACAGCGCACCGGCGCGACAGTCCAGGGAATTCAGTCTATTGGCTATGCGGTTTCGCAGGTTGGCGGCAGCGTGGACGCTGCGCGCGGGTCACTGGAGAGCCTTGCCCGTTTTATCCGTAATAACCCCGGGGCTGAGGGATTTCTGAATCGTCTGGGGGTACAGACACGGGATGCCAGCGGTAACATGCGTGACATGGCCGCTATTTTTACAGGTGTAGGACAGAAGCTCAGCGGCATGCCGTATTACCGGGCTAACCAGTATGCGCAGATGCTGGGCATTGACGAAAATACCCTTATGGCGATGCGCCGGGGTGTGGGTGGTTTCTCCGGGCAGTACAGCGCAATGGCGAAAGCTATCGGCTTCAATGCTGACGAGGCGGCCAGAAGCTCCAACAAATTTATGACCTCCCTGCGTGAGTTTAGCGCGATGGCAGGCATGGCCCGTGACAAAATCGGCTCTAATCTTGCGGGTGGGCTTGCGGGTTCGCTGGACACCCTGCGCCGCCATATCCTGGACAACTTCCCTCGTATCGAGCAGACCCTGACGAAAGCTATAAAAGGCATTCTGGCGCTCGGGGATATTATCGGGCGGCTGTTCTTCAGACTGATTGAAGGAACATCAGGCCTCATCACCTGGTGGCAATCGCTGGATAAGCAAACGCGGGAGTTGATCTCGCTGTTTGGTGCACTGACGATTGCGCTGCGCATTCTGAACAGTACGTTCTGGATGTCGCCGATTGGCCTCATTACCGCGCTGGCGGCGGGTATTGCCCTCCTGTGGGAGGACTATCAGACCTGGAAGGAAGGCGGCGACAGCCTGATTGACTGGGGCAAGTGGAAACCGGAGGTTGATGCCGCGCTGAAGATGGTTCGTGACCTTAAAACGACCGTTAACGACCTGGTGAAAGCGCTGGCGAAACTGCTCAATATTGACCCCAAATCATGGTCCCTGAAGTGGGATTTCAGCAACTTCATCGACCAGATGGGCGAATTCAGCAAAATGCTGAACATGATCGCCGACCTGCTCAACGCTATCAAAGATGGCCGCTGGGCTGATGCCGTCAGCATCAGCAAACAGATACTTAATCAGGGCAGCGAAAATCCGTCAGCGATGCCGATGGTTACAGACAGCGCTAACAGTACTGCCGACTGGATTAAAGAGCACTGGGGATTCGATCCCCGCAGTGTGGGCCGGACGGTACGCGGCTGGTTTGGTGATGATGAGCCGGAACAATATGCACAGGCTACGAAACGAGGAGAACGGAATAACAATCCGGGAAACCTTAATTTTGCTGGTCAGGCAGGGGCTTCTCTTGAACGCCCGGGCGGGCGATTTGCCAGATTTGAAACTGCTTTTGATGGATTACGGGCTCTTGCTCGTCAGTTAATGCTGTACGCCGGACGGGGAATAAACAGTGTGGAGAAAATTATCTCTACCTGGGCACCTGCGTCTGATAATAACAACACAACTGCGTATATCAGGGCTGTATCGCAACGACTGGGAGTGGATCCCCGGGCTGCCCTGAATATGAGCGATCCGCAAACCATGTCAGCATTGATGAGCAGCATTATCCAGCATGAAAATGGAAGAAATATCTATTCTCGAGAGCTGATTAATAAGGCTGCCGTGGCGGGAATTAGTGGCAAAATGACAGAGGTTAACCAGCAAAATACTTACCACATTTACGGTGGCGGAGATCCGCACGCTGTCGGTAATGAGGTTGCACGTCGGCAACAGTCTGCAAATGCTCAGGTCATGCGAAGTAATCAGGTGAGGGTGGGTTAGTGGATATTCTCTCTACACTTTTTCATCAGCAGAGCAGAAAAATAGGAATGATTGTTCCCAGTGTTGTTATTTCAGAGAAGCATACAGATATGCTTGAAATAACAGAGCATCCGGTAGAGGTCGGGGCCGCTGTCGCTGATCATGCCTATAAAAAACCGTCAGAAGTGGTGATGGAGGTTGGTTTCGCCGGTGGCGGCGCATTGCTGGCTTTTGCCAGTAATCTGACGGCTACCAGCCTGCTCGGCCTGAGTCCTCAGCAGACGTATCAGGAGCTACTGGATCTGCAGGAAAGCCGTATCCCCTTCGATGTGGTAACCGGTAAACGACTGTACAGCAACATGTTGATCCGGGCGCTGGAAGTGACGACGGACAAGACAACCGAAAACGTCCTGTCCGCCGTCCTCACCCTGAGGGAGGTCCTTATCTCCCGGACGCAGCAGATTACCGTCGCGGATAAAACCAACATGAAGGAAGGGGCCAGCACGTCGGCGGTACAGAATAGCGGCAACAAAACCACAAAGCCTCCAGATACTTCACTGCTGAAAAGCATCACGGGTAACGTGGCGTCATTACTGGGAGGCGGCTAATGACAATTCAGGAAATTCCGCTGACAGCGGACAACCAGCAGTTCAGCATCGTCTTGGGTGGTGTCACTTGGCAGATTAGCATCATATGGCGCGATCCTTACTGGATTATGGACCTGCAGAACGACAGAGGGGAGCCGGTAATCTCCGGTATTCCTCTCGTCACTGGCGCTGATCTGCTGGCGCAGTACGACTGTATGGGACTTGGTTTTAAGCTGGTGGTGGTCTGCGATGACAACACACAGGATTATCCCACGAAAACTGATCTGGGCGGCCTCAGTCATTTACTGGTATCAACGGAGTAAGCATGTCACAGAACTGGATGAGACATTTCGAGCTGCAGCTTGTGGACGGGAACGGTCAGGGAATTGAGCTAAGTGATTTCAAAGTCACCTTTACGATCGACTGGTTCAACATCAGCAGCGCGTCCCGGGTAGGGACTATCAAAATTTATAACCTCTCGGCAGATACTGTGAACCGAATCACCGGGCAGGAATTTTCGAAAGTGCGTCTGATTGCCGGTTACGACGGTGTCGCGCCAGAGGTGTCAGCAAGCGACGTAGGGACCGTGCGGGAAGTTGACGCGGCGGACGTGGGCCAGAGAGATGGCCGCAACTACGGACTGATTTTCAGCGGTGAAATTCGCTACTCGGTCACAGGAAAAGACAGTCCGGTTGATACCTACGTCCTGATTCAGGCAGCAGATACTGATCTGGCTTTTGCCACCAGTATAACCTCACAGACGCTGGCTGCCGGTTACACGGTCGCTGATGTGAACCGTGCGCTGATGAAAGACTTCGAAGCCAAAGGCGCGACCGAAGGCCTGACGCCTGAAATGCCTGCTACTGTATTCCCCCGGGGGCGGGTACTCTTTGGCATGACGCGGCATCTTATGGATAACGTAGCCGGTCAATGTGGCGCAACATGGCAATTCGTGGACGGTCAACGCCAGATGGTGGCGAATAACGAATATGTTCATGAAGCGATTGTGCTCAACAGCGCTACCGGGCTTATTGGCATGCCGCAGCAGACTATCGGTAACGGCGTAAACGTCCGCGCGCTTATTAATCCGAACATCCGGGTTAACGGACTCATTCAGCTGGATCAGGCTTCCGTGTATCGTACCGCCTTGTCGAACAACGATATTGCGATGGCTGGTGGGCAGATCACTGACCAGAACACGGACGGAAATATCACGCTTAGCGGCACCACGGCGCAGCCTGCCAGCATCGCAACGGATGGCGTTTATATTGTGCGCGGGATTATGTACAGTGGCGATACAAGGGGCCAGGCGTGGTACATGGATATGATGTGCGAAGCGCGTGGCGCGGCGGATCTGTATACGCAATCGGCTTTGCAAAGGGGATGAGCAATGAGGGGTATTATTTTTCTGTTAGCTGTCTTTTCTGCGTGCAGCGCGTGGGCGGATGGCTTCACGGTTAAATGCGGTGGCTACACTATGGTTGCAAACCAGGGCGAGTTATCGACAATCAACGGTGAAAGAGTTACCTCTCAAAAAATCACCGAACTGGGTACCAATGGTTTGAAAGTAGACATGGGGCTTATGCCTGCCAAAGACGGTAACAACTACGGCTTTGAATACATTCGTCGCCCTGGTACCGAAACGCGATTCCTGAATGTCCAACTGCTGCAGAACAGCATGGATGCGCCGAAAATCATCGGTTCCTTTCCATGCAAAAAGATTGTTGATTAATCACTCGTAATTATAATGTGGTACTTCTACTTTCACGATAAGGAATTTGTCGCATGTTCGGATTTGATAAATTAATAACTCCAAAAATCATCAACGTTCTGTATGGCATCACAATGTTACTTCTGGTTGTTGCCGCCATTATAACGTTTGTTAATGGGAAGGCTGCTGGCGCTTTAGTGCTTTTGTTATGTGCTGTATTTTGCCGAATATTCTTTGAGTGCATCATGGTGTCATTTAAAAACAATGAGTATCTTCGCCGAATAGCTGAAGCGTTAGAAGCAAACAAGCAGTAATGAAACTTCAATAATGAACCCGCCACCCGCGGGTTTTTTGCTTTCTGGAGCCTACTAAATGGCAGTATCTGACCAGACCCGCAGCGGCGACCTTGCCGAAACATTCAAATCTGAACGGGAAACAACAAAGAACCAGATCCGTGTCGCCTTGCCTGGCATTGTTCAGTCATTCGATCCCGACGCGGTGACGGCGGTTGTGCAGCCAGCTATCCGTTCGGTTGAAAAGGATAACGACGGTAACCGCATTACCAAAAATTACCCGTTGCTGGTGGATGTGCCAGTGGTATTTCCGCGCGGCGGAGGCTGTACGTTGACTTTTCCGGTTAAAGCCGGGGATGAGTGTCTTGTCGTTTTTGCCGATCGTTGTATTGATTTCTGGTGGCAGAGCGGTGGGATACAGGAGCCGGTCGATGACAGAATGCATGATTTATCGGATGCGTTTTGTATTGCCGGTCCCCAGTCGCAGGCGAGGAAGATTAGCGGTATTAATACCAGTGCCACACAGTTGCGTAGTGACGACGGCAGCACCTATTTTGAGCTTAATCCTGATACCCGGAAAATTAAAATTGTCGCCCCGGGTGGTCTTGATGTGGTTGCCCCTCTGGCTGATTTTTCTGAGAAAGTAACCATTCATGGCCTGTTAACCTGGATGGGGGGCATGGTGGGGTCTGTTGTTTCTGGTGTGGCTTCAAAAATCACTGGTGCTGTTGAGTTCTTGGGGAGCGTTAAGGCTAACGGCAAGCCAATCGATGATACGCACACTCATGGCGGTGTTCAGCGCGGTGGAAGCAATACCGATGGGGTAAACTGATGCGATACAGACGTGAAGACGCCGATGGCGATTACACCTTTGGCAGCGGTGATGACACCTGGCTGATTAACTCACCGGAGGCCGTGGCGCAGGCGGTAAAAACGCGATTCGAATTGTGGTATGGGCAGTGGTTTCTCGACACCACAGAGGGGACACCGTGGATTCAGTCCGTACTCGGTAAGCAGAAGCCGGAAACCTACAACTTGGCGATCCGTAAGCGCATCCTCGAAACGCGGGGCGTTAAATCCATTCTCTCTTTCAATACGACAGTGAACACGACGACGCGCCGCGTCCAGTTCTTCGCTGAGATCGACACTATCTACGGAACAACGACAGTAACCAGCGAGGCATAAATGGCCCTCAATTTGGATACACTCGGCTTATCGGCAACGGTAACCGCTGAGGGGATCAGCGCGCCTGATTACCAGACGATACTCGATACCCTGACAAGCTATTTCCAGCAGATTTACGGCAGTGACGCTTATCTGGAACCGGACAGCAAAGACGGCCAGATGGTGGCTCTGATGGCGCTGGCGATTCATGATGCCAATAATATGGCGATAACTGTCTACAACTGTTTTTCACCGGCAACCGGCTATGGGGCTGCACTGACCAGTAACGTGAAAATAAATGGTATTTCACGTAAAGGCGCGACGAATTCTACGGTTGATTTGCTTCTTACAGGAACTGCCGGAACAACCATCATTAATGGCAGCGTGAAAGACAGTAATAATGTGATATGGCGTTTGCCTGCTTCAGTGGTGGTCGGCGTGGATGGTACAGTGATGGTGACCGCAAAATGTTCTGTCAGTGGTGCAGTGGCGGCGCTGGCTGGAACTATCACTGAAATTAATACGCCAACCCGTGGCTGGGTTTCGGTAACCAATCCTGCTGCAGCTACTGTAGGCACTCCAGCAGAAACTGATGCGGAGTTACGTATCCGCCAGTCGCAAAGTGTTGCGTTGCCATCAATAACCCCATTTGAAGCACTGGATGGTGCTGTTTCTAATGTTACCGGTGTAACCCGCCACAAACTCTATGAAAACGATACTGGTTCGGAGGACGGTAACGGGTTACCGCCACACTCTGTTGCTGTAATTGTGGATGGCGGTGATGTGACGGATATTGCTCAGGCTATCAGAGGAAATAAAGGCCAGGGGACAGCCACTCACGGTACAACATCCGTTACGGTTCCGGATAAATACGGCAATCCCCATGTAATCAAATTCTCGCGTTCCAGTGATGTGCCTGTTTACGCCCGGATTAAATTAAAAGTTTTTACGGGTTATACCTCACAGATAGGGCAGCAGATCCAGCAGGCTATTTCCGACTATATCAATAGTCTGATGATTGGTGATTCGGTCCTTTTAAGTCGCATTTACTCACCGGCGAATCTTGGCGTGGTGAGTGGCGGGAATGCACGCTATTACGATATTCAGGAACTGACGATTGGGAAATCCCCGGGGGCTTTGTCGTCATCAAACATTGATATCAGATACAACGAATCTACGTCCTGTACCCCGGAAAATATCGTTATAACGGTGGAGTCATGAGCAAATACACCGAACTAATCACGAACTACCACGCCACCAAACCTAAATTTCTTGCGCATGTTGATCTGATGACCCGGCCACTTATTGATGTTGCGGCTGCCACCAGAGGGCTGATTACTGCATTTGATATTGACTCTGCGGTTGGTGTGCAACTTGACATTCTTGGATTGTGGATCGGACGTAGCCGTGTTGTCAGCCAGCCTATCTCAGGTGTCTATTTCAGCTGGGATACCGACGGGCTTGGATATGATCAGGGGGTATGGCAGGGACCATACGATCCTGATTCAGGATACATGTATCTCAGCGATGAAACTTATCGTGTCATTCTTAAAGCGAAGATTGCGATTAATAACTGGGACGGACGGAATGATTCGCTTCCGGCAATTCTTGACGCGGCAACAGCAGGATCCGGGCTGCGAATGCAGATAGTCGATAACCAGGACATGACGATATCGGTCTGGGTCTTTCCTGATACTGATATTTCAGATGTATCGCGTGAGTTAATTGCGGCAATTAAACAGGGGTATCTAACAGTAAAAGCCGCCGGGGTATGGGCGGGGGGCATTGAAACACCTTCGGTGGAAACTCCATCGGAAGGCTCTAAATTTTTTGGTTTTGATATGGATAACGAATTCATCAGTGGTTTTGATGTAGGGGCATGGGGAGTATTACTCTGATGGCGAAAAATGACTTTAAAGCGTTTGCAACTGATCGAAATGCCAATGTTATGTCGCAGGAGGAATGGGAAGCGTTGCCTGCGCTTATATCCGGATTTACAGCAGGGAAAGCATCCAGTGCGCAAGTCAATAAGGTTATTCGGCAGGCCAGCTTTATTGCTGCAGCTCTGGCCCAGTTTGTAAGTGATAAAACGCAACGGGATGTGCTTGATAATGGTGATCTGCCCGGTTTTGTTGAATTGCTGGGATCGGGGTTTGCTGTTGAATACCTGAGCCGCAAGAATCCGTTTGGCGATATCAAATCGGATGGCACTGTGCAAACGGCTCTCGAAAACCTTGGTTTAAGAGCAAGCGGGCAGTACACCGATAATTTGTTATTTACAGGTCCTGATGGTCTTAAGATTCAGGTGTTT